TTCCCTTTGTTGCGCCGATGTCATAACCGACCGTCCAGCAATCACCTTCTGCACCAGAGGCTTTGGCGATTGCCGACTTGCCCGTTCCAGCAGGGCCAACCAGCAAGATGCCACGCGCATTCGTGTCCTGCATATGCGAGAGCAAGTAGCCGAGTTGTTCCTGCGAGGTGCCTGACGTATCGCTGCCATTGCCAAGCGCACCAGCCATCATCTTTTCTATCTCATCAATGAAGATGAAGGCACGCGTCTTGGTCTTGGCGTTGATGACGTTTCGCAAGAAGCCGGTGAGTGCATCCAGCCCTTGCAGTTGATCGAACGATTCGTCGCCATCGAAGATCGATAGCCCCGGTGTCTGCTCAATCATTTGCTGCTGCTGCTGCTTGAGCGTATCCATGTCCATCTTCTTCTTCTTCTTGTGGTTGCCGTAGGCAATCGACATCGAGACAACCTGCTCCGCTTGCTGGTTCGCCAGTCCAGCCAAGAGCGCCACGCCGGTATCCATCTCAGCCTTTGACGGCTGCTTCCAGCCGACCGTATCGTGCAGCTTGGTAATCACCGGGCGCAGTTCATCGGTAGTCGGGAGCTTCTCGGTCAGCACCATCACATCCGACTGCAACTCCGCTGGCAGCACGCAGTCAGGCATGGTCAACACCAGCGTCCGACCATGTGCCTTGAACGAACCGACGAGGCTGAAGACCGCTTGCACCACAGTCGGATCGAACCGCGCATCCTCCCAGAACCGGTGCAGGTTTTCCATCACGACAAAACTGTTGGCTGGCACTTGTGCGAGAAGCATCAGTGCCTGTGTCGGATGGGCTGCTGCTTGGGGATCACCGTCCACGAGTTGCAGCAAGGTAGCGAGTGGCTTCTTAGCCTCATCGTTGTAAGCACGCAGTGCGTTGGCTGCGTCCCAGACGAACATCGGTGGGACTTGCGTTGCCACCTTCGCATCTGCGTCAGCCTTCTTGTTGGCCTTCTCCGCTTTCAGTGTTGCGCTCTCGACCAATGCCTGACGCAGCGCCATCTTCGTCGCTGTGGGGTCAGGGGTTTCGATGGCAATGATCGGCGTGCCACCAGCGCGTGCGACCATGACTTGTTCGGCGATAGGTTTCTTAGTTTCCATTTGGAAACTCCTTATAGTTAAAACTGGGTTTCTGATCTGAAATGTTCGGCGAGTTTGCGTAGCTTCTCAGGCAAGTGTTCCAGTGCAAGGAACACGCGCCAGTCTTCGATGTTCTCACGCTCGTTCAGTCCACACGCCTCGCAGGGGTGTTTCTCAGTGTTGAGTAACGGCAACGCTTTTTCAATGAGCGTTGCAGCTTGGTTCAGCCATGTAGACCCCTGATAAAACTTGGGGTCTGGCTTCAGGTTGTCGGCAGCCTTGTTCCGTGCCATTGCTGCCTTGACGCTAGCCTTCGATACGTTGGCAGCGGTGACCTTATTCAGTGCGTTGCCGAAGGCCAGTAGCTCCTCGGCAATCGTCTTGTCGTTCATACATTCATTCCTTTCGTTTTGAAAGCCGGTGCAATAAACACCATCGGATGCACGCACCGAAGTCCGTGCATCCTCGCTGCTTACTGCTCGTCGAAGGTAACGTGTTCGTTGGCTGCGATAAGGGCGAGTGACCCGGCTGGGATAACATCCTTATATTCGACCGGCTCCAGACGCGCATCGCGCTTCGCATCCTTGAACAATTCCGGTAGCTGCTCGACTTCTTCCAGATCAATATCCATGTGTCCTGCTTTCATTGGCGACAATATTGTCGCAACGGATATCCACTCAATGCCTAAGGAGTTTCCTAAAATGGAAACGAAGAAACCGATCTCTGAGCAAGTCATATGGAACCACGATCCAATCCATGTTCCGTGCTTGGCGTATCGAATCGTCCGAACCGTCAGCCAACAAATACTGCAACTTCGCCAAGCTCTCCACGCTGACGTAACCCACCACACCGTCTTCCCACAGGTTAGCCTCGCTCTGGTCTTTATCTTCCCTCCAGACCATGACCTCGACAGTATTCTTGCCACAGTAAAGACCTTCATGCCCCCACTGCACACTCAACGTCCAACCGCTGGCATACGTTACCGAGTAACCAGTTGCGTGCAGTGCGTTTGGATTTTCCGAATTGACCTTGATCATGTCGTTCTCCTTGGCGGTTCTTTCACCGCCTCATATGTATCGTTACGAAACGAGGGCAGGGACAACGGTTGCCCCTACCCTCCAGTGACCTAGCCAGCCTTCCGAACGTGACGCTTGCCACCAAACGGTTCAATGCCAGCGTCCTTGCGCTTCTGCGCTTCTTCCCGGCCTTGCTTACGCCTGACCGTCTTGGTCAGCGCGTCATACTGACGATGGATCACTTTCGCCACCTTCGGCGGTATGACGATTCGCACATTGCCATCCTTAGATGCCACCTGCAAAAAGATGGTGTCCTTGCTAGCGGTTCCTTGTTCCAGTTCCCGTGCGGTTCGCACATAGTACGTAACGCAATTGCCCACTAGTGGATCAACATATTCAATGCCCGACTGCCTCGTCATCGTTACATCCGGTCGGCCTTCCATACCGGCTCGGATACGGTCAAAGAACTCCACCGTTTCGAACGCTCGTCTGTCTTCGCTCATTCATTCTCCTTCTTGATAACGTCAGCCAACTTCACCGCCAACGGCTTCACCACTGCGACACGCTTCACAGTCCAACCGTTCATCGGCTCTGCCGACCGCGCACTGGCTTCGGGCATCACCGTTCGCATCATGCTCTCCGTGTTCTCTGCCATGAAGTTCCACTGCGCTCTGGACATTCCTTTTTTTGCCATTGCTCTCTCCTTGCGGTGCTTTGACCGCCTACGAGTTCCGAATAGTGGCACTGCATCACCACTCTCATGTCATCCGCTGGGAATAACATGAGGCTGGTGATGAACCAGCCTGTGCTTGCTCGGCGCTAGCGGTGCGCCTTGCGTGAAGCCTTGGCGATCTGATTGCGCTTCCGATTGCGCTTGTTTCGATTTGCTTGCTGCGCGTGTCTGTTGATCTTCGCGTTCCGCGCACGCTTCTGCTTCCGCGCTTCCTCGATGTCCTGCGCCGTCGAGATTTCGACTTCTATCTTCTCAGCCTTCGCTCCACCGAATAATCCCAACACTGCTGCTATTAATATTTCTACCATCGTGTTCTCCTGCGGTGCCTTGACCGCATAACGAATTGCCAAATAGTAGCGAACCCTCGCCACTCTAGAAGCTATGTAGTGCATAGCCTCTAGGCTGGCGAGGTGCCAGCCAAGCAACTAGCAAGCACGATAAGACGTTAGGACGTTAGGACGATGTACTGCATCATGTAATCGTAATCGTCCGGCGTGAACTTCTCTTTAGGGGATGACGAATCAAAGTAACGCAGAATATCCGTCGAGGTGTAACGGCTCTTCTGTCGTGGTGCAGAGTCGATAGCCCAGCGGATGTGCTTGCTCATCATCAGTTCGATGATCTCGGTTGTCCAAAAGCCTCGACGAAGAAGCTCCCTGATCGCCTGTCGCCATCCTGAGTCAGTGAACTGACCTCGCGAGTAAGCATCAACTGTTCCTTCATCGCAGATGTGAAGTAATGCGGTATCAAATGTCATTGTCATTCTCCTTGCGACTCGTTGAGTCGCGGTTGCGGTGATTAGACGGTTGCGATCCAAGCGAGATGTTGCAGCGTTCTGTAGAACTCAAGCATCCGTTTGGCATCAGCCTTGGCCTTGCGAGTATTCGGACGGAAGGTTTGATTGGGTGGCTGTGCTGCCCAATCCACGATGTCAGCCTCTGGAGTGTATTGCGAGTAAGAACCAGTCTTCCATTTCATTGTCAATCTCCTTGCGACCTCATTGGGTCGCGCTTACGAATTAGGAACCTTATCAAGCTGGTTAATTCCAGCGACTGCGTGATGCAGTTTCTAGTTCCCTCGACCGCCGGGTAGCGCAGCAGAGGCTTGGGCTTCTACAGTCTCCAGCGAGAGCAGGTAGCTGGGTCGGTTTCTAAACCGGTTCGCTTGTAACCAGTGGTTGCTGGCCTAACCTGATCGTTATAACTGAAGCCAAGCGCATCGGGTTGCTACGCCGATGACTTGCTGCGCCTAGCTAGCTTCGTTGATCCGCTTGCTAGCCTAAGCGTCAAAAAGCGTTCTCGCTTTTCGCTTCGTCAAAAGGTTTTCATCTCTACCCCCGATACTGCCCTGCAAGTATCGCGGAACCTACTCACCTTTGTCTCCTTGCGCCGACCATTGTGCGGAACCGAAGTTCCTGACTCCCATCTGAGTCCCCGCCATTCGCTCATTTCAGTGTTTCGAGCTTACCGGTGGCAGCGCGTTGTATTAAGTTGTCGTTATCGTTTATCTCATTAAGGTAATTATTATTTATTTCTTCATACCTTGTAAAGCTAGCACCTTAAAATAAGGCTCAAAACACTTCAAATCATTAAGGAAAACGAGCGAAAAATAATTGAAAATAGATGAATCTATTTTGGAGGTGTTTTCAGCGAATTCGACACTGAAAACGAGCGTGCAGCAGGAGTGGTCTAGCGGATGAAACTCAGCACTCGACGCAGCCAACCAACAAGAAACACGATCTGTTCTGGATTCTTCTGGACAAATGCAGCCAAACGTAACGCACGTTCGACGGCGAGGCTGCGCTCAACTTTATCTGCACCGAGTTGTTCAATTGCGCCGAGTGTAATGTTGCCAATGATGCCGTCCGTTGTAGTACCGACTGCACGTTGCAAATCTTTCACAGCTAACTGAGGGCCAGAGAGAACCGCGTTATCAATAACTTGTTCTTGCAGCGTTCCGGTCAGGCGATGAATGCCGTTGGCCTCCACGTAGCGACGTTCAAGAATTTGTAATGCTTCACGTTCATCGAGCTTCTGCAATTCCTTGCGCGTGCATGGGCGTTGTCGCCACTGTCTCAACGTGCGGATGGTGATGCCACCCTTGGTCGGGCCACCACGATCCGTTGGGTGTTCAGTGTACTCAGGCCAACCCTCGCGTTCTAAAACACCGCGAAGGATTTTCGTAATCGCGTCACTGCTCACGAAACGCTCCGAGTAGTGCTGCCATCAACGCACTGATGACCGCGCTAATTGCTGCGCCCCATTTCAAGGCCGTGTGCTTTGTTTCTAGCGAGTCACGTTCTCCACGGTCGCAGAGGACTGCCATACGTTTTTCTAGTTCCAACACGCCAGCCGATAGCTTGTCGAGCTTTTTGGAATTGTCTTCGATACGAGCGATGACCAATCGGTTCATCTCGCTCCAGTCGCCGGTATTCATCGTGCAACCCTTTCGCAATCACCACGGCACTCCAGTGCCGGTTCTTGGATGCCCTTGCGATGCGACATCCGCAGCGATGCCATCTTCGATATCAGCCACCGTTTGTACGCCTAGCACGCTCGTCACCCAAGCAAGACATTGCTGTTCGGTTAGAGAATCAAAATCTGTAAAGTTGGAGAGGTCGAGTGGGTGCAAGCTAACCCCACCCTCATACCGTCCCACGGGCGAGGGAAACGGCAGCGCATCGTCATCCGTCACCGTAAATTTAATTTCATCCACCACGCGATCATGCCCACTGGGATCGTCGTTGCGGTATTTCAATTTCCGAATCGTCCATGTTGCCATTATGGAGTCTCCCACGTCGGTGACACGCCAGCACCGCCAGACGTTAGCACTTGCCCAGCCGTGCCTCCGGTGTAGACGGTGGGCGCACCAGCCGTACTGACTTTGAACTCGCGACCCGCTCGGAGCAAAATGTCCGCTCGGATATACATGTCATCGGCCCACAGCCACACGTCCTGCGTGGTATCGGCATCGTTCTGCCAACTGATCGCGGAGCCGGTCTGTGTTGCCTCTCCACTGGAGTCTCTCGCGGTTCTGAAGTGTGCGCGACAGCCCACATCCCCACCGCCAGCATCGTAGCCCACCCCTGCGTAGACCGTCAGGGCTGCGAGTGTTGAGAACGTCGCGGTGGGATCAGCCCCCGTGAAGTTCCCCAGCGTGGTGTTCGTGCCAAGCGTACCGGGAACATCCAAATTCGTTTGCCATGCCGGTGCGCCTGACCCGGCAGCGGTTAACACCTTCCCTGACGTATCAGTGGCGATGCGCGCTAGCTGCGTGGCGCTTGAGGCGTAGAGCAAGTCATAAGCTGCTTGCGAAGTCACCGACATTGCCCCGGCATACATCGCCGTCTGGTTGTCCTTAATGTAGGTGTTCATGAGTGCTGCCGTGACGAGTTCGCCACTGACCCACGTTCGTGGTGAAGTGAAACTCAAAATTTCCTCCTAGCTATTTGGCGCATCAGGCCATGTGATAGTTTCAGGGTCGTTTTCGTTCTGAGGCACATCCCTCAAAGCCTGACGATACGTCTGCCAACTCGCTTGGTCGGCCTCGCTCAGTTGGGAATCGGTCACGCAAGTCCAGTCGCTTTCCTGTAATAACCGATTGCGTTTAGTTCTGGCGAACTCCCATTGCACCTGAGTTAAGGCTGCGCTCCCGTCGTGCGCTTCAACGATAGAACTTACCTGTCCTTCTAAGATTGCAGGAACCGTAATCCAAATAAAGTCATCTCGTGTTTCGAGATGCTCTGGCTGAATCCCGTCCGCGTTTAATTCGTCCATGAGTACGCCGGGAACGTTCGGCTTTTCATATTCAAAGCGTGGCATAACTTGTCTTCCTAGAAAAGTTTCGTAAGCCCAAAATTCGAGGGACTGTTCATCCCCCCACTCGCAGTGGAATGGAAATAGACATCGACCGTCGAGCCGGAGTTCTGGTAAACAAACATCTGAATATAGTCAGCCTCAGCGAGGTCCATCACATC